ATCTCACAACGCTCTGGATATTGTATCGGACGGGCTGTTTGTGCTGGATTTGTCGCCGGACGTGGACACACTGAAAGAATCTGCCCACACGCATGATAACAAAGAATTTTTGGATGGAATTGAAACCTATCTGCATAGCACGTACTCGAAAGTAACAGCAGAGCGAGAGGCAGCGGACAACAGCCTTGCAACCCGTATCAAAGCTTTAGAGGACAGCATCGGCGGTCTATCTACAGCCCTTGCAGTGATGGTGGAGGTGTAACATGGCGGTGACAATTACAGAGCAGCTGACAAAACTAAACCAACTGCGGCAGCAGCTTGCAAAGAATCTCAACGCAAAAGGTGTGACGGCAACAGCCACAGAAAAATTTAATGCACTCGTGCCAAAAGTTTTGGAGATTTCCAGCGGCGAAACTCCGACCACAACCGTGTTATATGATGCAACCCATCGGGACAAGGTATCTTTGCTTTACAACGGTACGATTTACAGCGTGGCAGATTTTACAGCGATTTACGCTGATTTTTGCAGTGAAAAAAATGGCTATGCCTTGAACTATGGCACTGCCATTTTTGGGTGGGATTATAGCTGCTATACATGCTGTACATCACCAATCAGCGTGACGGCATCCACGCAAATTGCAATTCGTTTCCTTGCTGGCAGTACCGAAGTCGGCATTTTACGCTTGGTACAGTCTGACACGGGTGCAGCTGCGGACATCC